CGCAGCCCGTACATCGAGGCGTGTCCGCCCACGTGCTCAAGCTGCTTGCCGCCCTTGCTGACCGACGACGAGCGCTGCAGCCGCGAGCCGAACCCCTGCAGTCGCGCGGCGCCGACCTCGCGCGGCATCTCGGTGCGGACCACCCGTAGCTGTGACCGGAACTGGTCGGACGTGCGCAGCACCGGAACCGAGCGGCCCTCCTGGGCGAGCGCGTGGGCCCGCCGCTCGCTGGCCTCGCCGCGGGCCGCGGCCGCCGCCGAGCGGGCGACCGGCTCTGCGGTGATCCGGGCCGGTTCCTCCGGCGGGGTCCGCTCGGTGGTGCGCGCCTGGCTTGGACGCGCACCACCGGCGGCGGCCCGGCGCGGGGGGTGTCGCCGGCCGCGATAGTGGAACGAGGTGAGGTCGTGGGCCCGGGCCATCGTCGCTTCGAGTTCGGGGGTCGGCGCGGCCGGCGGAAGCTCCACTCGATCGGCCAGCCCCATCACCACGGCTTCCTCGGCGAACGCCCAGGTCTCGGCGAGCATCAGGTCCCGCCATTCCTCGACCGTGCCGCCGGCGCGCAGCCGGTAGAGGTCGGCGACATTGGTCGACTGCCGGTCGAGGAAGGTCTGCATCTTGCCCATCTCGGCGGCCGGACCCTCGGCCATGGCGCTGGCGTCGTGGATCATCATTTGACTGCCGGGCATCATCACGATCTCGTTCCCGGCCATCGCGATCACGGAGGCGGCCGACGCGGCGAGCGCGTCCACGTAGGCGACCTTGTGCGCGGGGTGGTGGTTGAGCGCGTTGTAGATCGCAATCGCGTCGAACACGGACCCACCCGGGCTGTTGATCCGGACGTGGATGACCGGCTCGGCGATGGCCTGGATTTCCTCCACCAGCGCCGACGCGTCCACCCCCATCGACCCGCCGATCTCGTCGAAGATGAAGATTGTCGCCACTGCGGGCGCGTCCGGCGCGACGTCGGGCTCGGGCGGGACCTGCGAGCGGACCGCGAACCACGGCAGCCGAACCTGGGTCGCTGCGGTCAGATCGAGCACCGGCTGCCGGCCGTCGCGTCGGGCTCGGGCAACGAGCCGGTCGACGGTGCGCTGCAACCGCCCGTGCAACCGATCGAGTTGGTCACTCATAGTGGCGCGCTCCCATCGGTGCGGGCGAAGACGGCGCATTGCCGGCCAGCCATTGATCGAGCATGTTGTCGCGGGTCAACATCGGCGCGTCCGCCCCGGCCACCTTCTGCGGGGACTGGGTTGCGCGCGGGTCGCCGAACAGCCGCAGGAACTCGGCTTCCTGGTCCGCGGTCAGCGGTGGCTGGTCATACAGCGCCCGGGCCTCGGTCGGGGTCAGGGTGCGGGAGGTGATCCGCTGGTGGAGCACCGCGGCCTGCGTGGCGGGGTCCATCCGCAGGAGCGCGTTCGTGTTGAGCTTGACGTAACGCGGCGTGGGCAGCAGCGACGACAGCGCGTCCTGGCGCCACTCGACGGCCGGGCCCATATTCATGATCAGAAATTGCAGGTTGCGCTGCTGCGTGGTCTGGTACGTGATCGAGCCACCGGCGGACACCGCAGCGTCGATCAGGTCGGCCGGGCAGCCGAAGAACCGGGCCACGTCGGCCAGCCCGAACTTGCGCGCCTCGATCCAGGCCACCCCGGCGTCGATGCCCTGGATCATGTCGTACTCCCAGTCGTTGCCGTGCACCAGGAGGTCCCCGTTACTGATCACGTCGCGGTACCACTGCTTCGCCACGGCGATCTCGTCCGGCTTGAGCACCTTGGCCTTGTTCCGCATGCGCGCCTTGGGTACCGCGCCGCCGCCGAACCAGTCCAGCCCGTACTGCTGCTCGCTGAGGTACTCGCCGATCGACCACGCGGCGTAGGTCAGCGGGGACAGTCCCACCGGCAACCCGGCCATCGGGAACTGTCGCTCGTGCCAGACCTTCGAGGCCGGGTACTCGTGGTTGTCAATCTTGTAGATCGGCTCCGTCATGCCCTTGCGCTGGATGACCGAGCACGCCCGGATCGGCATCAGGTCGATCCGGGCGGGCAGGCCCAGCGAGTTGACCTCGGTGATCAGCCCGATCGCGTTGCCCGACTGGTCCAGATCGTGCTGCGTGGCCCACATCCACTGTCGGTAGCTCCATCGCTTGCCCCCGGGCGAGGCCAGGACCGGCGGTTTTGGCCAAGACAGCGGCACCCCATCCACGTCGCGGAACACCCCGCACGGGAAGGAGGACATCAGGTCGGCGCGTAGCCGCAGGCACGCCCATACCGCGCTGTGCCGTAGCGCCGAGTCCTGGTTGACCAGGATGGAGCCCGCTCGGGTGGTGGTCCGCGCGGGGATCTGGCCGGCCGGGGTGATGCCCTGGAACTCCCGCTTCCCGCCGAGCCATGTTGGCCGCTTCATCGGGACGTCCGACGAGCCGTGTTCGGCATGATCCGGTTGCAGTAGGCGCAATAGTCATGCTCCGGCCGCCCGCATTGATCACAGACCGACTCGTGGCCATAGAGGAAGCACAACGTGCGACCGATCCCACCTCGGGGGAGCCGAAGGGTCAGCCATAGCGGACGACCGTCCCACACCCAGTGCATGATTCTTACGCGGGCGCTCACTCGGCGATTCATCGCTGCGACCGGGCGAGCAGCCAGGCCGAGAGGCCCATGCCGAGCAGCGACCCCACGCCGACGGCGATGAGGTTGACCGGGATGCGCGTCACGGGCGGGTACGGAACGGCTCGTCGAGCGAGGACAGGCCCCGCGGGCGACCGTGGAAGTCGTAGATCACCGGAAGGTTTGCGACCAGCCCGCCCACGCGACTGGCCCGCGCGCGGGCCTCTTCCCGGTCCAGCATGGCCGTATAGATCTCGCCCGTGCTGGACAGCACGAGGTACGCCTCGGTGCGGTCGGGATCGGTGTTCGTCATAACGTCCGCCCTCGGTGGCAGGTTGGTGACCTGGTCACAGAGTAGACCCGCGATCGAGGGAGATCAGCCGAGCGAGGCCGCGATGTCGTACGCCCCGCCCGCCCAATCGGTGCGCATGCCGCCCCACCACGCCGCGGTGACCGCGCGCAACGGGTCGGTGGGTCCGCTGAAGTCCCACTCCCACAGCCCGCCGCCGACCGGCCGCCGGGTCGCGGTGGACACCGCCCGGGTGAGCTCCGGCTGCCCGATGTGCCACAGCCCGGTGGGATCCTCCGGCTCCTCCGCCCCCGGGTCACGCTCGCCGGCGGCGTCCAGCACCCGGGCCGACGCGGCGCACATCTCGCGCAGGCTCGGCCGCAGCAGCGGCACGATATGGCCGGCCCGGTCCATCCGCGCGACCAGGTCGTCCAGGATCGACGACTCCGGGCCGGCCGGGTTGACCGCCAGGGCGCACGTCTCCCACGACTCGATCAGCTCGATCAGCCGCTCGGCCGCCCAGTCGACCCCGGGCCTCCGGTCGACGACTTCGAGGTGGGCATCGCCGTCGCCACGCAGCGCGGCCAGCCCGATCGTGGTGTACGAGCGGTCCGGAGAGGTGGCCACCCCGAACGCGACCGGATCCAGCGGGGTCGAGTTGGGGTCGTAGCGGTCCGACCAGGTCCGTTCCCCGATCGAGAGCCACCGGGGGGTGCTCGCCTTGGGTGCCCACCCGAGGTATTCGGCCTCGAAGTCGATCAGCTTGCCCTCCTCCCGGAAGTGTTCGTAATCCTCACGGATGGTCCGCTCGCTGACCCCGCCTTGGCCGAGCGCGGGCAGAGCGGTCCACCAGGTGGCCGGGTCGGCCGGGTCGAGGCCGGGCTCGGCGGAGAACTCGAAGTAGGCGGTCCCCTCGCGGATGTCGGCCTCGACCCGGGCCCGGCCGGCCGTCATCGCTGCACGGAGCGGCTTCCACTCCTCCGGCATCACGCGGGAGAGTCCGGGGACCATCGAGCATTTCCAGAGCTGCTTCCACGGCCGGGTCATCATGGCCGGCCGGACGCCCAACTCGGCCCGGTTGTCCCGGTGGCTCCAGAACTCGTCGAGCACGGCTAGGTCGAGCGTGTCGCCCGTACCGGCGGTCTTGGCGGTGGCGCTCCCGGGCGACCAGGCGCTGCCGTT